ATGCCCAAGAAGGCGAAAGAGCTGTCGGCGATTGAGGTGAAGAGGCTCACGCATCCCGGCCATGGCCATAACGTTGCATTCGCTGTCGGCGGTGTCGACGGTCTCCTGCTTCAGGTTACGCCGACTGGCGCAAGATCGTGGCTCATGCGAACCATGGTCGGCGGACGGCGGCGCAACATCGGCCTTGGCGGGTATCCGACCGTTAGCCTTGCCGAGGCGCGACAGCGAGCTCGTGAAGCCGCTGCGGAGATCCGCAAGGGCGCCGATCCTGTCGAGCAACGTAAGGCCGCGCGTGCCGCTCTGGTGACCGCGCAGAAGCGCGGTCTCCTGTTCAAGGATGCCGTGGACCGCTTTCTTGAGACAAAGTTACAGGAATTCAAGAACGAGAAACATAAAGCTCAATGGCGGTCCACACTCGATAACTACGCTCTGCCGGCGATCGGGGACATGCTGGTCGGAGACATCGCTGTTCGGGACGTGCTACGGGCCGTTGAACCGATCTGGACTGACAAGACCGAAACAGCTGCTCGTCTCCGCGGTCGTATTGAGGCGGTTCTCAGTTGGGCAACCGTGGCGGGCTACCGGAGCGGAGATAACCCGGCTAGGTGGGCGGGGAATCTGAAGGAGCTCCTGCCGGCCCCGTCAAAGATTAAGGGTGAAGAAAACCACCCGGCCGTGCAGCTCGGCGACGTTACGCGATGGTTCTCAGCGCTCCAGAAGCGTGAAGGCATGGGAAGCCGGGCACTGGAGTTCCTGACGTTGACCGCTTGTCGCTCGCAGGAGGTTCGTGGGGCTGGATGGGATGAAATAGATTTAGACGCGGGCATTTGGATAATCCCTTCCGCTAGAATGAAGATGGGGAAAGAACATCGTATCCCGTTGACAAAGGATGCGCTCGAATTGCTCAAGGCTTTGCCGAGGTTTAAGGACAATCCTCTTGTTTTTCCCGCCACGCGTGGAGGGCAGTTGAGTGATATGACTTTAAGCGCCACCATGCGACGACTGCACGAAGCGGACATCGAGGCTGGCGGTGCTGGCTTCATCGATCGGAAGAACAAAAGGCCGGCCGTCCCTCATGGGCTTAGGAGCACATTTCGCGATTGGATCGCCGAACGCACGACCTTTCCGGGTGAAATGGCAGAAGTTGCGCTCGCCCACCGGATTAGCAATGACGTGGAAGCCGCCTACCGCCGTGGCGACATGATTCAGAAGCGGCGAGCAATGATGGAAGCTTGGGGTCGGTTCCTACATGGTTCGTCGGTCGGAAAGGTAGTGGAAATGCCCCGTCGGGCATGATCTGCTACTTTTGGGTGCGGATATTAGGGCGGTGCAATCAATATCTTTCAACAAAATATTTTTTCCATTGTTGTTTCAATGTCTTGCGGTTTTTTAAAGTAAATCAGTGTCATTATTATGATATTTTTCAATTCTTGATATTTCACGTAGTTTTCTGAACTTATTTGTAGTTGTTTGAAAGATGTCATGAATAGGAAATACTGGTCGCATCAAATCACAATGTTGAAAGGTGCGACAGTGGTTTCGATTGGTAAACTCTCTAACATAGAGTATGTCTCCGACAAGGAGCTTGCCACACGGTATGGCGTTGTCCGTCAGACCATTTGGCGGTGGGTCGAAAGCGAACCTACTTTCCCGCGTCCGATCCGTTTGACCCCGGGTTGCACCCGCTGGAGCCTTCAGGCGATCGAAGAATGGGAGCATGGCCGCGCCTCCATGGAGAAGGCGGGCTGATGATCGGAACGGATGATAGTGGCCGGCGCAGGGACGCCGCCGGCTAATCTCCACGCACCGAAAGCACAAACAGACATGAACTTTGCGTCCATCGATGTTGAGCAAGCCGAGTTGTGGCGCTCGACGCTCGACGCTGCGGCAATCGGAGCCAGGTTTTGCTTTCTGCTCGCCTGCCTGCGCTCAGGTGGCTCCCTTCCCAATACAGAAAAAACATTGGCCCGAGCGGCAGGCGTTTCCGTCAAATCATGGCGCTCGCTGATCGACGACCCGGTTTTCGCAGCAACCCTCGATATATCGTCGGAGGAGGTGTCGTGCCCTGTCGCGGCCGCTGCCTTGGCTCATGCGGGTAGAGCCTCGACAAAAGCCAGAGCGGCCGCCCGTCGCCGCTGGGGAGCAGATGACACGCTCCCTAAAGTCGACGATATGGCTTCCGTAGCGGACGCTCATAACCGTCATAAGCCATTGAATAATAACGATCTCGATTATGCTCAAGCATTGCAAGTGCAATGCCAAGGTAAGGTAAGAGAAGGTAAGGTAAGAGAATCCCCAGCCGTAGCAAGTAGTGAATCAAGTGGTAGCTCGATTACCACTTGCAAAACCACTTGCTGCAACGAGAGCGAGATTTATGAGGACCTGAATTTTATGCTTCTGAAGCTCGACGTGGATGACGCCGCTGTTGATTGGCTTTGGAAGGTCAAAGATCGGAGCAAATATCTTAACAAATGGAGCCAAGGTCTAACCCTGGATGAATATCCAAAGATCGATATTGAGGGATTGTTTGGCGAGGTGTTGTTGACGATAGCAGAAAAATATTCTGCACTAATTACTAATAGTAACGAAGGGCATGCTGCACTTCATACTTGGAAATATTTTGAAAAGGCCGTGACAGAAAAGATCATATCAGTTGCCCTCCAAAATAACCGGCTGACAGTGGAGGCGTACGCGAAATTTTCCCCGGCACTTCAACGCATCAGGGCCGCGCAGGAGGTGGAAAGGACATCATGAAGCAGCTTACCGCGCGCGCTTTCGACGCCATGACTGACCGGGCGGAGCCTGGCGCCATCCTTTGGGGGGCGAAGGCCATCTCCGCCTTCCTTGGCTGCTCCGAAGACTTCGTTCGCGATCGGCTCTCAAAGGAAAAAGGCACGCCAATCAAGAAGGTTGGCGGGAGGTATTGCGCAATCGTCGGAGACCTTGTCGACTGGATCCGGAAAGGGACGTGAAATGCGTGAAATCCGCTACCAACTTTCCAACGAGTATTTTGATCACCTCAACGACCTTCGCTCGTCGATTGAAGTCAATCAAAGGCATGGTTTCAAGGTGGTGTTCAATCCGGTTCGAGAAGAAATGAGCACCGATTCCGAAATCGAAATGCTCAAGCTCCAACGTGATTTTGGCATCGAAACTATTGAATGGATTGGTTGAAAACCTAAACGAACCCACTTCACCCCAGCCAAACCTAATGATTTAGCTGGAACGATACTTTAGAATGGCGACCATGAAACTTTGGCCGCCATTTTCTTTTCTCGAACGTCGCTCGGTCGACAACCCCACGGACGAAGAATTCGCCGTGCTCACCGGCGCCGTCGCCGGCACCACGAGCCTTGGCGTAGCACTGACCGTGCCGGCGGTGCAGGCGGCAATCCGCGTCATCTCCGAAGCGGCGGCCTGCCTGGACATCGCCGTCGTCGAGATCGCCGGGGACGGCACCGAGACGCCGGTTCGGGGCCATCCGGTGGCGCAGTTGCTCGCCGACCAGCCGAACGACTGGCAATCGACCTACGACCTGATCCGCGACCTGGTCGCCACGGCGCTGACGCACGACCGGGGCGGCATCGCCTGGGTGAACCGCATCGGCTCCGAGGTGCGCGAAGTGATCCGCTACGAGCCGGCGCATACTTTCGTGGATTTTTCGACCGATGGCCGGCAGGAGCCGACGTTCAAGGTCAACAACCGGCCGGTGCCCGCCTCCGACGTGATCCACCTTCGCAGCCCCTTCGGCCGGGCGCCGCTGTCGCTCGCCGCCGACGCCATCGGCGTTGCGAAGGTGATGGAAGGCCATGCCAAGCGCCTGTTCGAGAACGGCGCCAAGCCATCGGGCGTTCTGAAATCGCCCAAGCCGATCGGCGACGACGCGGCCAAGAAGATCGCCGCCGCGTTCAAGAAGGCCTTCGTCGGTGCGGAAAACGCCGGCAAGGTGCCGGTGCTCTGGGATGGCATGGAGTTCGTGCCGATCACGCTGACATCGGTCGACGCGCAGTTCCTCGAACTCCGCAAGGAACAGGTGATCGAGATCGCTCGCGCCTTCCGCGTGCCGCCGTCGATGCTGTTCGAGCTCGACCGCGCGACCTGGTCGAACTCGGAACAGATGGGCCGGGAATTCCTGACCTACTGCCTGGAGCCGTGGCTGAAGGCGCTGGAAGGCGCCATGCGCCGGGCGCTGTTCACGGCCGACGAGCGGCGCCGCTTCGCCATCCGCTTCGACCGCGACGACCTGACGCGGGCCGACCTGACCGCCCGCGCCACGGCGATCAACTCGCTTGTCGCCTCGCGCGTCCTCAACCCGAACGAAGGACGGAACTGGCTGGGGCTGGCGCCCTACGCGGGCGGCAACGTCTTCGCCAACCCGAACACCGGCAGCAATCAGCCGGGGGCCGCCGCGCCTCAGCCGCCGAAGGAGGCAAGCCTTGGACCTCAGTGACGCCCTCGGCAACGTGGCCGATCAGGACAAGGGCCGTTGGCTCAACCTCATTGATCCGTTCAGCTTTGAGCCGACCGGTCTGCGCTTCAAGATCGTCGGCCCGGACTCCGACACCCGCCGCAAGGCCGACCTTGCCGCCGCCGACGAACTTGCCGACCTCGCCAGCGCCGACGGCACGATTAGCGCCGAGGATCGCGAAACCGTCGCCGTCAACTTGCTCGCTCGTCTGGTTGTCGATTGGCAGATCGAACAGGACGGTCAGGCGCTTTCCTGCAACCACAAGAATATTACTCGCCTGCTCAAGTCCGTCCGCTGGATTCGCGCTGCCGTCGATACCTTCGCGGCTGATCGCCACAACTTCAAGCCGGAGGACTCCAGGTGATCGATCGTATCGACCTCGAAATCCGTTCGCTTCCCCCGACGGACACCGGTGAATTCACCGGTATCGCCGTCTCCTTTGGGGTTGTCGACCGTTATAGAACAGTTTTCGGCCGCAACACCTTCGCTGTCGAAAATCGCAGCATTCCGTTGCTTTGGAACCACGATGCTGGCCAGGTCATCGGTTCAATCACCTCCGCGGTTTCCGAGTCTTCCGGCCTGAAAGTCACCGGCCGGCTTAATTTGGATATCCTTCGCGCTCGTGAAGTCCACTCGATGCTCATCGCCGGCAACGTACGCGGCCTCAGCATCGGTTTCGACAGCCCCGTCTATGCGCCGGGGCCGAACGGAAGTCGCCAGGTCATCAAAGCCGATCTCATCGAAGTATCGATTGTCGCCCTGCCGAGCGTTCCCGGCTCCACCATCACTTCAGTTCGCCACGCGGCCGCGGCCGCAAACCAGGAGGGCAGCATGCCCGATATTATCGAGGTCGCGCCGGTTGCGGCCGAAGAAACCCGTTCCCTGCCTGACGTCGAGACCATCCGGACGGAAATCCGGTCCGAAATCCGCCCGCTGGCCGACCGCCTGTCGGCCTTGGAGACGCGGGCCAACCGACCGACTGGGGGCAACCTCACCCCGACCGAACCAGCCGTCGAGACGCGCGCCTTCCTCAATTACGCCCGCACCGGCGTCGAGCGCATGCAGGCCGAGGAGGTTCGCGCCCTGACCGTCGCCAACGAGGCATCGGCCGGCTATCTGGCGCCGGAGGAATATGGCGCGGAAATCCTGAAGGCGCTCGTGGAGTTCTCGCCGATCCGGCAGTACGCCCGCGTGGTGTCGATCGGCGGGCAGGCGATCAAGTATCCCCGGCGCCTCACCGGCCCCTCGGCGACGTGGACGGAGGAAAGCGCCAACTCCACCGAGACGACGGCGAGCTACGAGCAGGTGACGCTCACGCCCTACGAGTTGCGGACGTTCATCGACGTGTCGCAGGCCTTGCTCGAAGACAACGCCTACAACCTCGAAGGCGAGCTTGCTGCCGACCTCGCCGAGGCCTTCGGCATCACCGAGGGCGAGGCCTTCGTCTCCGGCGACGGCGACGGCAAGCCGGTCGGCCTTCTGACCGCCGGTGGCATCGCCGAGGTTACGACCGGCAATGCTGCCACGCTGGGTGCCAGCCCGGCCGATACGCTAATCGGCGTCTATCACAGCCTGCCGAACGCCCATGCGCAGCGGGCCGTCTGGATGATGAACCGCACCACGCTCGGCACGCTGCGCAAGGTGAAGGACGGTGACGACCGTTATCTCTTGGTCGATCCCGTTTCCGCCTCGGCGCCCATGACGCTTCTCGGGCGGCCGATCGTCGAAGCGGTCGACATGCCCGATGTCGCAGCCAACGCCTTCCCGATCCTGTTCGGCGATCTTCAGGGCTACCGCATCGTCGACCGCGTCTCGTTCACCATGCTGCGGGATCCGTTCACGCAGGCGGCCAAGGGGCTTGTCCGACTGCATGCCCGCCGCCGCGTCGGTGGCGACATCACCAATCCCGATCGCTTCATCAAGGTGAAGGTGGCCGCCTGATGCCGAGCCGTGCTCCCCGCATCTGTGGTCTTTGTGGCGGCGTTCATGCCGATGGCGAGCGCTGCCCGAAGGCTGTGGAGCGGGACAGGGAGCGCAAGGCCTGCTTCGACCAGAGGCGGCCGACCGCGCGGGAACGCGGCTATGACGCCAGGTGGGAGTCCGAGCGTCGCGCGTTCCTCAAGTTCAACCCCACCTGCCGCCGCTGTGGCGAGCCCGCCTCGGTGGTGGACCATATCAAGCCGCACAAGGGCGACCATCGCCTGTTCTGGGATCGGGCCAACTGGCAGCCCCTTTGCCGGCATTGCCACAGCAGCGCCAAGCAGGCGCAGGAGAAACGGACATGACGATCTATGCGACCGCCGGTAGCAAGCTCTACATCGGCGGTGTCCTCGCCATGAAGTCCACCGACTTCGTCGAAAGTGACTTCACCAGCCAGGTCTGGACCGAAATCGGCGGCCTCGAAGGCTTGGGCAAGCTCGGTGATACGTCCGAGGCAATCAGCGTGAAGCTGGTCGGCGAGAGCCGGACCAAGAAGCTGAAGGGCACCCGCGACGCCGGCACCATGGAGATCGTTGCCGCGCTTGACGCCAGCGACACCGGCCAACTCGCCGCCATCACGGCCGAGAAGTCCAAGGATAGCTACGCCTTCAAGCTGGTGCTGAACGACGCGCCGGCCGGCGGCACACCGAGCGAGCGCAAGTTCATTGCCCTCGTCATGTCGGCTGAAGAACAGTTCGACCAGGCCAACAACGAGATGAAGCTGAATATCTCGCTGGCGGTGAACAGCAACGTCGTCCGCACGGAAGCGGCTGAAGCTGTTGGTGGCTAATCCTGACCGGGGGGTGGTCTAGAACTTTCCCCATCCCTCGGGGACCGGCGCGGGGTCCACATCTCAAGATTTGATCTAATTGGGGTTCTGGGAAAATGGCTATCATCACCGTTGCCGAGTTGAAGGAACAGCTCAACCTCACCGACGACCTCGGCACGGATGACGACGCTCTTCTCGGCCGCAAGATCGACGCCGCTCAGGATCACATCGAACGCCAGCTCGGCTTCAATCTTGAAGCCCGCTACGGCGCCGATGATCAGGACCCGATCCCGGCGGCGCTCGTCGAGGCGGTCAGCCAGCTCGCCGCGCACTGGTACGAGAACCGCGAGGCGTCGCTGATCGGGGTCAACGGCTACGCCCTGCCGTTCGGCGTCCAGGAGATCGTCGACGGCTACCGGGAGTATTCCTTCGATGGCTGACGACGGCGGCCTCTCACGCATCCAGCGCCGGCTCAACGCCATCCCGGCGCGCCTCAAAGAGCGCATGGCGGCGGTCGCCGTCGAGGAAGCGAACCGGGTTGCCGACGACATGCGAGTCCTTGCCCCGCTCGATACGGGCAAGCTCCGCGGCAGCATTGCCGTAACGCCCGGCGGCCATAGCACGCCGCCCTATTCACAGCCGGGCGGCTCGACCGTGGCGCCGGAGGGCGGGGCCACCATCACCGCCGGCAACTCCGATGTCCGCTATGCGCATCTCGTCGAGTACGGCACCACGAAGACGCCGGCGCAGCCGTTCTTCTGGGCGGCCTATCGGCTCGACAAGAAGGCCGTTGTCGCTCGGTTTCGCCGCGAGGCTCGCAAGGTGATCAAGGAGACCTGGGGTAAATGACGCCGGAGATTGCCCTGCAAACGGCCCTGCGTACGCGCCTGGTGTCGACGGCGGCGGTGGCCTCGCTTGTCCCTGCGGCGGCCATCCTCGACCGCAACGAACAGCCGGCGCCTGACCCGTCCATCATCATCGGCGAGGGACAGTCGGTCGACGAGGGCAACGCCATCGCCCGCGACCTGGTGCGCGTCTACATGGACATGCACGTCTGGAAGCGGGAACCGTCGACCGCCGGCGCCAAGGCCATCGCCGGAGCCATCCGCACGGCGCTGAAGCTGCGCCTCGACCTCACCGGGACCGGGTTCCATTGCTCGGATTCCCGCGTCCGCTCCATCCGGTTCCTGCGCGATCCGGACGGTGAGACCAGCCATGCCGTCGTTGCCGTCGAGGCTCTGGTCGAGGAGATCGGCTGATGCGCGCGGGAAACCTCGACCGCCTGGTCACCATCGAGCGGTTCACCAATACCGTCGACGACTTCGGAACACCCGTCGCGACGTGGGCGGAAGTCGCCACACTGCGCGCTCAGATCGTCTCGGCGAGCACCGAGGAATTCATACGGAATGGAGCCGAGGCGGAAACCGTCATCGTGTTCCGCACCCGCTACCTTGCCGGCGTCACCACGGCCGACCGCATTGGCTATCAGGGCGCCGCCTTCAACATCAAGGAGACCACCGAGATAGGCCGCCGCAAGGGTCTCGAACTGCGCTGCGTGAGGGCCGAATGAAGGGAACCAAGCCTCACCTCGTCGTCGACAACGGCGCCTTCCGCAAGGTTCCGCCGCCGCCCAAGTGGCTGTCCGACGAAGCACGAAAGGAATGGCGGCGTGTCATCGGCCCGCTGGTCGAGCGCCGCATCCTGACGGTGGCCGACCTCGGCAGCCTCGAAAACTACTGCCTCAGCATCGGCCGCGTCCGTGAGGTTCAGGCGGAGATCGCCGCCGGGGAGCTCGACCCCGACACCTTCGCCAAGCTGTTCCGCATTCAGGACAAGGCCATGGCGACGGCGCGCCTGCTCGCCGCCGAGCTGGGCCTCACGCCGGTCAGCCGGTCGCGGCCGACAGTCCGGCCGTCCGACGAAGACGACGACCTGCTGGAGTGACGAATGCTTGTTCCGGCGTGGATCAACGACGGTAGCGAAATTCCCGACCCGTTCGGCTTCGGCGAGCGAGCGGTGAGCTGGCTGCGTCGGTTGAAGCACCCGAAGAACCCGGCGCGCGGCCATCCCTTCCAGCTCGACCCCTGGCAGGAGCGTATTGTCCGCCGGCTCTACGGGCCACGCAACCCGGACGGGACGCGGGTCGTCCGCCGCCTGGTGCTGCTCCTGCCGCGCGGCAATAGGAAGACTTCGCTCTGCGCCGCCCTGACGCTGTTGCACCTCATGGGGCCGGAGCGCATTCCCGGCGGCTTGGTTGTCTCCGCTGCCTCCGCCCATGAGCAAGCCCGCGAACTCTTCCAGGAAGCCAGCCTGATCGTCGAGAACGACCAGCGCCTGCTCAAGTACCTGTCAGTCCGCGACTACACGTCGTCGATCACCTTCACCAAGCAGCGGTCCCGCTATGTTGCCGTGGCGGCCGACGGCAAGGTTTTGCACGGCAAGACGCCGAACGTTGTCATCACCGACGAACTGCACGCTTGGGAAGGCAGCGCCGGCCGTAAGCAGTGGGAGGCGCTGGACTCGGCTCTGGTGAAGGTGCCGAACACGCTGATGATCGTCGCGACGACGGCTGGCCGGGGACAGGAAAACCTGGCCTGGCAAACCGTCGACTACGCGATGAAGGTCCAGCGCGGCGAAATCGACGATCCCTCGACGCTGCCGGTGATCTTCGCCGCCGAGAAGGAAGACGACTGGCGGTCGGAAGACCTGTGGTTCGCCGTCAACCCCGGCATGGCGCACGGCTATCCCGACCTCGCCAGCTATCGCGACAAGGCACGAAAGGCGATCCTCTCGCCGGCCGATCGCGAGAGCTTCCTGCAATACAACCTGAATGTCTGGCTCGACCACTCGGCAACGCCGTTCGTCGACATGGCCGTCTACGATCAGGGCCGGTTCGCCGTCGACCTTGAAGACCTCGAGGCGCGGCAGGTGCCGTGCTGGCTTGGCGTCGACCTGTCGTCGAACACCGACCTCACCGCCGTCGTGGCGGCGTGGCGCGACGGTGATGACGGTTTTGCGGTCTATCCGTGGTTCTTCTGCCCGGAAGACAATCTGCGCCGCCGCGCCGATCGCGACGACGTGCCTTATCCGGCATGGGCGGATGAAGGCTTGATCATCCCGACGCCCGGCAACGTCGTCGACTTCCGCGCCGTGGAAGACCACATCCGCGAGATATGCGCCCGGTTCAACGTGCGGGAGATCGCCTTCGACCCGCACCTTGCCCGCAACACCCTCAACACGCTGCTCGACGAGGGCCTGCCGGCCGTCGAGATGCGGCAGGGATGGGTGACGATGGCGCCGGCCGTCAAGGAACTGGAGCGCGCCATTGTCGGCGGTCGGTTCCGCCATGGCGGCCACCCCATCCTTCGGTGGAATTTCGATAACGTGGCCGTCGAAACCGACAAGGCCGGCAACCGCATGTTCCACAAGGGCCGGTCGCGGGACCGCATCGACGGCGCCGTCGCCTGCGCAATGGCCGTTGCCCGCGCCGCCGCTGGCGAGACCGGCGTTTCCTCCTACGACACGTTCGAGGGCGACCTCGACGACTGGAGCTTTGCCTGATGAGCGCTCTTTCGGCCGCCAACGACGAACAGCTTGCCATCAACATCGTCGCCAAGCTCGGCGATCTCGAAAAGCAGATGGCGAAGGCCAACGGCATCACCGCCCGCGCCTATCGCGAGATGACGCTGGCGAGCGACCGCGCCACGAAGCAGATGAGCGACGACGCAATCCGCTCGACGGCCAATATCAACAAGGCCCTCGCATCGGTCGGAACGAACATCGGCAGCTTCGGCCGCGCCTCGCAGGCGATGCAGCAGGTCGCGGCCAATACCAACAACGCCGCCAAGGCCGCGAACAACCTCAGGGGACAGACCGGCAACATTGCCGCGCAGTTTCAAGACATCGCCGTACAACTTCAGGGTGGTGGCTCTCCCTTCACCGTCGCTTTGCAGCAGGGAACGCAGCTTGGCGCCGTGCTCAATGGCGCCGGTGGCGTCAGGACCGCCGTCGGCGCGGTCGGCGCCGCCTTCATGAGCATGTTGAGCCCGGTCAACCTCGTGACGATCGGCCTCATCGCCGCCGGTGGCGCGGCGGTCCAGTATTTCATGAAGAAGAAGGATGCGGACGACTTCACCGCCGCCCTCAAGAAGCAGCCGGCCATCATCAGCAGCATCAAAGCCGCCTGGGGCGAAGCGGCGGCCGGCGCCGCCAGCTACTCCGCTGAAAGCGCCAAGGTGATTGCAGCTCAGGTTGCCGAGCAGCGGCGCGTTCTCGCCGAGGGCATCAAGTCCGCCACCTCGACGGCCATCGACAATTCGGCCGATACGATCGGGTTCAGCGACGCCCTGGCGAATATCGCCAGCGCCACGGCCAACCTCACGGGCAACGCCGGTGCCGGCGCACCCAAAGGGCTGAACCAACTGGCGGCTGCCATCGACAAGCTGAAGAAGGCCGCCGACGATCCGTCGGCCATGCTCGCCTTCCGGGACGCGCTCGCCGACATCGTCACCATGGACGGCGTCGACGAGAACACCCGCAAACTGGCGCAGTCTCTGCTCGAAACGACCAAGGATGCTGGGGACGCTGCCCGCGCCCTGGTCGGCCTCAAGGCCGCTCAGGATCAGTCGAGCGCATCGACGCGCGCCCTCGTCAACGAGACGAAGCGGTTCAATTCCCTCATGTCGCAGGGCCTCTACAACGAGGCGGCGCAGCATGCGCAGACGCTCGGTCAGGCACTCAACGCGGCGGCGGAGGCCCAGAAGCGCCTCAACGAGGAGCAGAGTCGCTTTGCTGCCGAACGGCTGGAGGGCGCCGGTTCCAAGTACGAGGCCCTGAACGACTACTACCAGCGCAAGGCCGCCGGCCTGCCGCTGTCCGAGCCGCCGTCCGGCGCCAGTGGTCTCCTCGATCTGCTCGGTCAAACCGAAGGCACCGACCGTGGCCGCGGCTACAACGAAACGCTCGGCTACGGCAAGTTCACCGGCGGCCCGGTGTCGCTGACGACGATGACGCTCGACGACGTGATGGCGCTTCAGGGCCGCATGCTCGCCGATCCGTCGAACACGTTCAACAGTTCGGCCGTCGGCCGTTACCAGATCACCCGGTCAACCCTCCGCGACCTCATGTCGCAGCTCGGGCTCAAAGGCACGGACACGTTCGATCCGGCCATGCAGGATCGGCTTGCAAACGAGCTGATCCGCCAGTCCGGCGGCAATGTGGATACCCTCCGCGGCCGGTGGACCAGCCTGCAAGGCGTTTCGGACCAGACCATCAGCCAAGCCTATAACCAGACCTCCCTCGGTCTCGGCAACATGGATCCCGGCCTGAAGAGCCAGGCGGACACCTACCAGGCGATCATCCGGTCGGGACAAGAATATATCGCGTCGCAAAACGCTCAGGCAGCGGCGGTCGGACAGACGGCGCAGGAGGCATCGCGCCTTCGCCATGAGCAGGAAATGCTCAACGAGGCGCAGCGCGCCAACCTCAGCCTCACGCCGGAGCAGAAGCAGGCGATTTCCGACCTCGCCGCCAGCATGGCGCAGGCCGAACAGAATGCGGCCGACCTCGCGAAGGGACAGAACAAGCTCGCCGAATGGGATAGCGGCATCCGCGACGCCACCTCCGGCGCGCTCAAGGGCTTCATCTCCGACCTGATCCAGGGGAAGGACGCGACCGAGGCGCTGTCGAATGCCCTGTCGTCGATGGCCGATCGTATTCTGAACATGGCGCTCGATTCCGTCTTCGACAATCTGTTCCCGAAAAGCGGTGGTTCGGGCAGCAGCGGGTCCGGGGGCGGCATCCTCTCATGGCTTGGATCCTTGCTTTTCTCTGCCAAGGGCAACGCCTTCGGCCCGGCCGGCGTCGTCCCCTTTGCCAACGGTGGCGTCGTCGACAAGCCGACGCTGTTCAAGTTCGCCTCCGGCACCGGCGTCATGGGCGAGGCCGGCGCGGAAGCCATCATGCCGTTGAAGCGTGATGCCTCCGGCCGGCTCGGCGTTGCCGCTCATGGCGCTGGCGGTGGCAACACCTCCGTCTACAGCCCGACCGTCAACGTCGCCGTTCAGTCGAGCGGTAACCGTCAGGCCGACGACGCCATGGCGAAGCGGATGAACCAGGAGACCAAGACCGTCCTGGACAATCACCTGCTGGAGTTCATCCACCGCGAGAACCGCTCCGGCGGCGTCTTCGACCAGCGGCAGAAGTTCACCTGATGGCCGACCTTCAGAAGCTCCTCTGCGCGGAGGTCCGGCGCAACCTCAAGGGAGGCGACCGGCCGCGCATCCCGGCCGGCGGCGAACTCCTGTGGCGCTGGTTTTCCGATCTTAGCGGGACCAGGCAGGCCGGCTTCGGCGGCCCGCTGCCGATCACCTTCAACGAGATCGCAGCCTATGCGCGGCTGTTCGCCATCCCGATCGCGCCGCGTCATGTCGCAATCCTGAAGGCTATGGATGCCGCATTTTTGGACGAGATCGCGGAGTCGACTCCGCCGTCGGGCGTCAAGGTGGCACCGCGGGTATCCCCTCGACCACTTTCCGGCGCCCTGTTCGACGCGAACTTCTGACCGAGGGACGCCATGATCCGCGCAAAGCTTCCACCGCAAATTGAGTGGCAGGAAATTCGACGAGCCAAGCGCCGTCCCGCCAGCGCCTTCTGCGGCATGACCTACCTTCTGGGAACCTATCGCCATGGCGAGAAGCGCAAGGTCGGCTTGCCGCCCTTGAAGTCCGAAGCGTCCGCTTCAAAGAGGCCTTTGCGCGGCGAGAAGCGGAGGCATGTTCTCGACGAGGTAATCAAGATCCTGAGGCATTGGAGTTCCAGTCCCTTCGAGCGCGAAGGCTCAACCCTCGCCGGTCTTCGGTCGGGCCTTGTCCTCAAGGGGAACCGGTGGGCCATCGCTGACTTCGAAGCCGCGGAGATCGTTGCCGAGGGGCTGCGGATCATCGGCGCCAGACGGCCAGAATGGATCGAAGGGCAGCCGGAGTGGAGCGACCAGCTTGATTTCTGCGCATGGTGTGGAAAACCGATGCCCGACGAGTTGGTCGAGCACGGTCGTCGGCAACGCTTCTGCTCTCCTGTCTGTGCAAAGTCAGCAATTCAGAAACGCAACGCCGGCATCCTTGCCCATGAGGATATCATCAAGAACGACGCCCGGCGCGTCATCACGCGCGAGAAGCTGCCGCCGACCACCTGCGTGTGGTGCGGCACGCTTTTCCGGCCACTGAACCCGGACAAGCACGGCACCCAACAATTCTGTTCACATAGATGCCGCGGCGCGGCCATGGTGACGACTGATCCCGTCACCTGCCTCAACTGCGGCACGGTCTTCCAGCCGAAAAACTCTGGCGATGGTCGATTCTCGAAATTCTGCTCGACGGCCTGCTCGAACGCCTACGGCAAGAGCACCCGCTATGAAAAGACGTGCGAATGCTGCGGCCAACCGTTCGTTGCCAAGCGCCCGGACACCGTCTATTGCGGCCGCCGCTGTTCCCGCTTCATCGCTGATTGGCGCAACGAGATCCGCATCCCGTCGAAGCTCTCCGACCTGCTGTTCGACTACCTGTTCACGGCGCCGGCCGCGCTCGCCAGGGCGAAGGGTGTCACTCTGGTCTTGGGCGCCCCTGCCGATGTCGAGCGGCCGGAGCGCATGTTCCTGACGGTCGGGATATTCGATCGGCTGTGCGCGGCCGCGTGAAGGCAAGGGGGTTTACCCCAAATTCGGGGAGCGAGGCCGGCGCAATTTTGCGCCGTTTAATATCAATGGGTTAACCTATTGAAATCGTTGGATGCCGAAAAGTCGGCAGCCGGGAGTCGCGCCTTCCTACTTTTGCTCGCCAAATCTGGCGAGCGAGAGCGAGCGGGCAACTTGTAGGGGGCATGTGCAAAATTGCGCGGGCAACCATCATGGTATCGTGACGGTTGGCGCTGACCTAACCTGTTGAAATTGTATCCCTCAATTCTGAGGCATGGCGAGCATGGACTGCATGCGGCCGGTCGTGTCGTGCGTACCGATATCGGTACACATGAATTTCTCGCGCTGTTCCAACAGCTTGGAGTGCTGGCTGCCCCAGCTGAGCCCCATATTCTCGACGATGCGGCGCATCGCGACGAAGCGCCGGCCGTCCGCTCCGCTCACGCGGGATTCGCGCCAACCCGCTGTCACGTTCGCCATGGTGGATGAGGTTCACCAGCGGCCCGAGGGCACGGCCGGCCGGACGTTTCATGACCATAAGCATCGGTTTGTCGAGGGCGAAGACTTCTTCGTATGCGATACGTACGAAGCCTCGGAACTCCTGAAGCGGCCTGCTCCTAACGGGGCGAACCTCCTTACCCGTCGCGGCTACCTCAAGCTGGTCAAGCCTCTCACCGATGATCGCGTTTGTGTTTGGGTCCCAACCTCCCGATCGCTCGTTCGTAAGCTTCGTCGCTGTTCCTGGCCGGCAACCGTGAAACGGCACCACCAGACCACGCCGCGTTTGTAGATTTTCTCTGATATTTGGACTCTTGATCAGTCAGCCATTGGCGGAGCTTCTCCGGATTGAACGTCCAGCGGCGCCCCACCTTGGCGGCCGGGATTTCCCCTCGTGCCGCCAGTGCCTGGACCGTCCTCACGGGGACGCCCAAGATCGCCGAGGCATCATCGACGAGGATCCGTTCCGGCTTTTTTCGATCGCTCATGCTGTCTTCCTCCCTACTGTAACGCCTCAGAGAAGCAAAAGCGAAACCGCCCGCTGGTTTTCCAACGGGCGGTTCTCGCGCTGTCAATACGGGGATCAGGCGGCAGCTTTCGGCCGCTCTTCAAGTCTAGCCATGACCGAGTCGAGCGCGGCATGTATCTGCTGAACAGTCTCGACGGCCTTGTTGCGGGCCGGCAGTTCGTCCGGCATCAGGTTCAAAATGTCCTCGCCATAGCGCCAGACAACCTTGAGCTGGAAGAGGCATCCTGCGGTCGTTTGGGCGCGCAGGTGAACGGCAACATCCTCGGCTCCGCGGATGGCCATCACCAGTCCCTCGAACATCGCCGTCGCGCCGGCGTTGAGCATATCAATGCGCTCGGCAAAAAGATCAGTCTGGGCCATCAGAGCTTCGACAGTGACGGCCGATGTGGTAGAATTCTGCATCTCGGACAT